AACTAGGTTGGGTATTTTCTAATTTAATCTCTGTTCAACACGAATTTGCTGGTAACTGTCAATTTGTATTTACAAACAGCAGAGAACATAGCGAAAAGATAATTCCAAAGCTTTTATATTTAGGTAAAAAATTATGGAACGTAGATGTGCAATATTTTTTAGATAAGGAGGATGTATGAGTTGGGATAACGGAAATCAAAAGCCAATCATTAAAGAAAATATTAATGATGAAGTACTTAAACTTGAGGGATATCTTGATGATACAAAAGCAAAATTATGGTTGTATAAATTTTTAAAAGAAAATATAACTTTTAGTACAGAGCTTTTGACAGGCATAGAATTATTTCCATTTCAACATATGGCAGTAAAAGCAATGATGAAAAATGATTACTTTTTAGGTGTGTGGTCTCGTGGAATGTCTAAATCTTTTTCAACTGGCATATTTGCTTTACTTGACGCCATGTTAAATCAAGGTGTGCATATCGGGATTATATCTAAATCATTTCGTCAATCTAAAATGATATTTAGAAAAATTGAGGACATATCTTTAGACAAAAAGGCAGAACTATTTAGGCAGTGTATTGGTAAGGTAAGCAAATCAAATGATGAATGGTCTATGCAGATAGGAAAAAGCCGTATAACTGCATTGCCTCTTGGTGATGGTGAAAAGCTTCGTGGTTTTCGTTTTCAGCGTATCATTATTGACGAACTTTTACTTATGCCAGAGAAAGTATTGAATGAGGTTATCATGCCGTTCCTAGCAGTTGTAGAAAATCCAACAGAAAGACAAAAAATTAAAGATGCAGAAGATGCGATGATCAAAGCTGGCAAAATGAAAGAGGAAGAAAGAAAGGAGTGGCCATCTAATAAAATGATTGGATTGTCATCTGCTTCTTATAAGTTTGAATATCTTTATAAGCTATATCAACAATATGAAAATATGATTTTTAATCCTGGTGCAAAAAATCAAGGAAGAAGGTGTATAATGCAGTTTAGTTACGATTGTGCTCCTAAAGCATTATATGATGAAAATTTAATTAGTCAAGCTAAAGGAACGATGAGTCAATCTCAGATTGATAGAGAGTTTAATGCACAATTTACAGATGATAGTGCAGGATACTTTAAAATAAGCAAAATGGCTGATTGTACAATTATAGATGGAGAGTCGCCATGTGTAGAGGTTGCTGGTGAAGAGGGTGCAGAATATATTATGGCTTTTGACCCATCTTGGTCTGAAGCAGAAACATCTGACGATTTTGCAATACAAGTTATAAAATTATTACCAGAACAAAAAAAGGGTGTTGTAGTTCATAGCTATGCTTTACCAGGAACAAATTTAAAAAAGCATATAAATTATTTTAAATATATTCTAGACCATTTTAATATTATTATGATTGTAGGAGACTACAACGGAGGAGTTCAGTTTATAAATTCCTGTAATGAAAGTGAAACATTTCAAAAAGAAAAATTAAAAATAGGAGTTTTTGATGCTAATTTTAACAATCCACACGATTATGTAAAAGATTTAAAAGAGGCCAGAAAACAATACAATGTAAAAAGTAAAGTTATTTGTCACTTAAGAAAACCAGTATCAGTTTGGATAAGAAGCGCGAATGAAATGTTACAAACAGCTTTTGATAGAAAAAAAATATATTTTGCTGCTAGCGCTATGGATGATAACTACTCAATGCAAAGAGCTAAAAAAATTCCAATAAAAGATTTAAAGTTTTCTAAATATGAAGAAGAAAAAAATGTAGGAGCAAAAATGATAGAGTTTATTGAACATCAGAAAGATATGATAGATTTAACAAAAGCTGAATGTGCTTTAATACAAGTTTCTAGTTCTGCTGGAGGCACACAAAGTTTTGATTTACCCCCAAATCTAAAAAGACAAAAAGGCATCGATAAACCTAGAAAAGACTCTTATTCTGCTTTAGTTCTTGGAAATTGGGGCATGAACATTTATTATGATATGATGAATGTCCCAGAAGAAAAATATCAAGGATTCACCCCAATGTTTATTTAAAAGTTAGTAAAGTGACTTTTAAAAGTGTAACATACTTTATAATATACAATGGCCAAGAGAAAATATACAAAGAAATCAAATTATTGGAAAAAGTTTGACGCCAAAGTAAGTCAAACATCTCAAGCCCAAGAATCAGTTGAGCCTGCTACAATGGGCCCAGCTTATCACGTCTCTGAGGGGTCGTATTCAAGATCTGGTTCCATAAGCAACTTACCATCAAACAATACTAGTGTTAGAATTAACAGATCATCTGTTACGGCCCCTTTAAATAAATTTAGTCAAATTAGAGCTGGTCTTTTGCCATATGAAATTTCTAGTGATGGAATTAATGTAAGAGAAGCTATTGAGTTGTGTCAAAAAGCTTATGCAAATGTTCCTATATTCAGAAACACAATTGATATGATGTCAGAGTTTGCAAATGCTGAAGTCTATCTCGAAGGAGGCAATGCAACATCTAGAGATTTCTTTATGAAGCTCTTTGATAGAATTAAATTATGGGATTTAAAAGATCAATACTTTAGAGAATACTACAGAAGTGGTAACATTTTCTTGTATAGACTTGACGGCAAGTTCGATTTAAATGATTTCAGAAAATTTTCTAAATTAGTCGAGGAAAGTCCAAAAGAAAATAAATTTCCATTAAAATACATTGTTTTAAATCCTTTTGAAATAGTTGCTAAAAGAAGCACCGTATTTAGCTCTAAAGGAGCGTATGCAAAAATTCTTTCTGAGTTTGACATGGAGAGACTAGCGAATCCTAAAAATGATTATGATGTAGCTGTTTTTGAGGCCTTAAATCCAGAGGATCAAAAACTAATTAAAGATGGAGCGTATTTTAAAGATGGTTTAAAAATTAATTTAGAAAACGATAGACTAGCATATAGTTTTTACAAAAAGCAAGATTATGAACCTTTTGCCATACCATTTGGATATCCTGTTCTTGAGGATATAAATGCCAAAATGGAAATGAAGAAAATGGATCAAGCTATTATGAGAACCGTAGAAAACGTAATACTCATGATAACTATGGGCGCAGAACCAGATAAAGGTGGGATAAATCCTAATAATGTTAAAGCTATGCAGAAGCTTTTTCAAAATGAATCTGTTGGCAGAGTTCTAGTTTCTGATTATACAACTAAAGCAGATTTTGTTATTCCAGACATTAACAAGGTAGTGGGAGCTTCAAAGTATGAAGTTATTAATCAAGATATAAAAGAAGGATTACAAAACATCATACTTAACGAAGATAAGTATAGTGGTGCACAAATTAAAGCTCGTGTATTTTTAGATAGACTAAAGGAAGCTAGAGAGGCTTTTGTGAATGACTTTTTACAGCCAGAGATTAGAAGAATTGCAAAAGATTTAGGATTTAGACAATATCCAACGGTTAAGTTTAAAGATATTGATTTAAGAGATGAGACTCAACTTATGCGTATTGCAACAAGATTAATGGAGCTTGGCATACTTACAGCAGAACAAGGAATGACACTATTCCATACTGGAAGATTTCCTCAAGCTCAAGAATTAGAAAAAGCCCAAGATAAATTTGTTGGTCAAAGAGAAAGGGGTTATTTTAATCCAATCGTTGGTGGTGCACCAATGATAGATGATGAAGAAATGAATAAGCCAAGAACTCAACCTACAAATGGTATGCCTGGAAGACCAGAAGGTTCAGAGGATCAATTTTCAAGAGCAAACATTCAAAACACTATCTATGAAATAGAAAATTTAAGAAATGTAGCTTTTACCAAGCTTAGAGAAAAGCTTAAAGTTGGTAAAAAAGGTTTCTCAAAAGAACAGGGAAAAATGGTAGATAAATTATGTGAATCTGTGGTTTGCGCCACTGAAAAAGAAAATTGGTCCGATCAGATGATTTCTTGTGTAAATGATTTTAACATAATAGAAAAATTAGGAACATTAGACGGCGTTCTCAATGTTTCTGAATCTCACAAATTAGAACTATATCCATCAGCAATTTTATACCACTCAAATGAAAGAAATTAAAAATCCATTAGTAGCGAATGTTGACAGACTTAATGGCAACATTGAAGTATCAATATCTAAAAAATACGACGAGAAAGAAGAGCCCGTATTTAAAAAATTTATGGGCATGTGTGCGATGGAAAACAAGACATTTGTTGACACAACAGAAATGGACAAAGATCAAACAATGAAAGCTTGTGGCATGCAGTACGATAAAATGAGAGCGATGATAAATGAAGTTGGTGAGGGTGGACTAACAGAAAAACAAAAAAAATTACCACCAGCTTTACAAAAAGCTATTCTTAAAAAGATGAAAGAGGATGGTAAAATTACTGAAGAAGAAGCTGAGGCTGCTTCAAAATTACTTTCAAAAGACGATCAAAAAAAAGAAGAGGTCGCCCCACAGGATGATATGAAAGT